GTTGTGACAAACAGAAAAGAACTACAACAACAGATTATCGACGTACAAGCACGTATCAAAAGCTTAAAAGGCTCTGAGATTGATTCTAAGAGCATTGAAAGTTAAGGCATGTATAGGTATCAATCGTTTTTCTGGACACGCTGACAGGCATCTGGTGGCGTTTTATGATAGGTTTTTGGTAAAAAAATGTAATAAACTGCATGTGTTTAATCATTACAGTTTACGTTGTTTTTAATGTTCTGGTGGTCGGCCTGGTAAAGCTGTAGAAAGTGGCTTGCTATACAATATATGGTGTTTTTGGTGTATTAAGTAGTTAAAATAATAGCTAAAAGTCATAAGTATATATAAATCAATAGTATCAAAAGTAACATAAGGAGTATTATCGGACGTTGAAGGCTTCCTACGACCGGGGGGGCGTGTGCCGTGTGTCCTATGTGTATATTATATATATGCCATACACAGTTCGATCAAAACAAAAGGCCTTTATACAAGCGCTACAAATGACGTAGCGAACGCTACATCCGGTGTAGCGAAAGCTACAAATGGCGTAGCGCAATAAATCGCACATAATACAAAAAAAATACAATGGTTATAGATAATCGCAAAATGACAGAAGAAGAAGGAAAAGAAGGAGGGGGGGTGGTTGTAGCTGATATGGCTATTATCACATCACGTATTGCATCTCTTTTTTGTGAAACCCTTATTGATACTTTCCGTGCTGTTGCGATAGGCGGCAATAATAATGGCACCTTTACGGTTCTTGAGGTTATTGCTATTTTAAACGGAGTTAAAGATAAATTAAACAATGGCGGCAAAGACGATAACAAAGAAAAACACAGCAGCGAAGAAGCCGGCAAAATCATCAAAGGGTAAAAAAAGGGGTACTAAAGAAAGTGTTGCAATTACCCAGCTTGAGCGTGAAGAGAAGGAATTATCACGTTTACTTGCCCTTGATCTTGAGCAGGCCAGGCTGGAAGAAAGTATTACAAAGAATGATTTATGGACTTATTACAATCCTTTCAGGTGGCAGGAGCGGTTAATAAGAAAAACGAGGGAGAAATTGGTCGTTATCGCACCATCTCCAAACAAAATAGGAAAGACCGCTACTGTTGCCTGTATTATTGCATCGTGGGTAATGGGTTATGAGAGTTGGAATGAAGTTGATATTGATTACCCTGGCGCTGTTAAAGTGGGAAAAAAGAGGTACTGTAAGCCTTCCAGTCTTGAGATTAAGCCTCCGGTTAAGATCAGGCTGACTGGTGAGGACTGGAACCATCATTTAGGGCAGACTGTTGTGCCTGAGCTTAAGAAGTGGTTTCCTGTAGATGCGTATGATACGAAAAGGAATACGAATGGTGTTGAGTATTTCTGGACTTTTAAGAATGGGAGTACACTTGAATTACTGACGCATGGCATGGATGATGACCTGTACGAATCGTGGTTTGGGCATGGCTGGATTCCTGATGAGCCTCCCCCTGAGAAGAAGTTTACGGGTATGGCAAGGGGTCTATTTGGTAATCGTGGGAAGATACTGATACCTACTACGCCTCTTAAGGAATCGTGGATTCTTGATAATCTGATACTGTCAAATCGTAGTGATGTTGCTGTTATTGACGATCTATGCTGTCTTGACAATGAGATATTCTATGACCATGACGATGAAATCCTTACCGGTATGGGTTTAAGTGGTGTAAGGACTAAATTCTGGAAGGATGCAGACGGGCAGAAGAAGCACTTCTTTGACCTTATTATGTATAAGGACGATAAAGGGGTGGAGGCTGAGAAGTATCTGCGTGAGAATATAGAGGAAAAGGAGACTGATAAGATAATGGAACTCTACTTCCTTAAATTTGCAAAAGATACACCGCTTGATGAGAAGCCCAGTCGTTTCTTCGGTATGTTTAAACGCCTGGTGGGGCTGGTAATCAAGTCTTTTGATAAAGATAAGCATATTATACCTGAGCCAGAAGGGGGCATACCTACTGATTGGGTGGTAACGGTGTGTATAGATTTACATTTAAATAAGCCTCATGCAATCTCTTTTTACGGGTGCGACAAACATAACCGGCATTACTGTATTGATGAATATTGGGTTAATTGCCCACCGGAAGAAATTGCAGATATTATTATTCGTAAAAAAAGTTTACTTGGGTGGAATATACAGAATGCCTATATTGACCCTCTTAGTAAAGGGGATGATAAGTTTATGTCAAACAGGGCAGATGTGGAAGATTCCTTTACGATTATCTCTAATAAACTGACAGGAGAAGGGGTATATCTTCAATCTGCATCTAAAGATAAAGAGAGTGGCATGAGAAATATAAGAACATGGCTTGAAGGGCCTAATAAATTACCCATTCTATTCTTTTTTGATACTTTACAGAGCGTGAAAGAGAATACACGGGGCGTGGTATTCGACATACAGAGGTTATGCTTTGATGATAATGGCAAAATAGAAAAAATAAACGATGATTTTATGGAAAATTTATACAGGTATACGCTTACAGGCACGGAATATTTAGAGGAAAATACTACAAATAAATTAAATGAATATGCAATGGCGGGTACGGAAGAGTGGTTAGGTGCATAAATAAAAGAAAAAATAAATAGAATCGGATAAAAAAACTATGGCAAAAAAGACAAGTGGCCGCAGAAGCGGTAAAAAGAAACAGAAGCTCGATGAAGATTTACTTACTAAAGCTCTATCAAGATTTGAAAAGATTGAACTTGTAGACAGGCACAACCGTGATTCCGCACTTAGCAGCATGAAATTCGTCTACAATATTGATAATGGGCAATGGCCTCAAAGCATCAGGGATGAGAGAGCGAAAGACGGGAGGCCTTGCCTTACTTCAAATAAGCTGCGTAAATTTGTTGCACAGGTGGCAAATAGAGAGAGGGATCAACGCCTTGCGTGTAATGCACGGCCTGTAGACGATAAAGGCGATCCTGATGTAGCAGAGATACTCAGCGGCATGATACGTCAGATTGAGTATGCGAGTGATGCGCAGAAAGTATACACGGATGCGGGAGAGATGGCCGTGGCCGGTAATGTAGGCTACTGGCGTATTGTAACCAGAGAATCAGACGATTCCTTTGACCAGGAATTGCTCATCAAAAAAGTACCCGATCAATTCTCCGTGTACCTTGACCCCCACAAGATGTTCGGCTTTATCAGGGAAAGTATAACAAAGGATGAATTTGCATTTAACTACCCTGATGCAAGAGAAGAACATTTCCGCTCAACTTCAATAACAGAGGATGGCCATGACCTGTGGTACAACGATGAACGTATTATTATTGCAGAATATTACTATAAAGAGCGTGAAGTTAAAACAATATACGAATTAAGCAATACCTTTACAGGCGAGAGCATTGTTGTGCCTGAAGCGGAACTGGACAAATACCTTACCCCACCACCACCTGTTGCGATGGACACAGGACAGGCACCATACCCACAACCTGCACAATGGAGCGTAGTAAGGGAGAAAAATATAAATACCTATAAAGTTAAGTGGTGCAAAATGACTGCATCACAGATACTTGAAACAGGAGAGTGGGCAGGTAAAGAGATACCCATTATTGAGGTAGAGGGTGATTGGGTAAATCTTAACGGCAAAATCTACAAAAGGAGCCTTGTTGACGATGCTATGGATGACCAGAGGATGTATAACTTCTGGAAAACCAATATGACAGAGACTATTGCACTTGCACCAAAGGCTCCATACCTCGTAACAACCGGCATGATTAAAGGGCATGAGACTTATTGGAATAATGCCAATAAGAAGAATCTGCCGTATCTGCCATTTAATCCACAGGGCAAATTCATGCCGAGAAGGGAAAATCCTCCACAGGTACCCACCGGCTCTGCTGCAATGCTACAGCTTACAGCAGGCGATATTCAGGACACTATAGGCATGTACGATTCATCTTTTGGAGAAAGGAGTAATGAAAGAACAGGGGTTGCTATAAGACAGAGAGCATCAAGAAGTGATTTTGGTACATTCCATTTCCCTGATAATTTCAGAAGGGCAATCATGGAAACAGCAAGGCAGTTAATTGATTTGATACCCAGGATATACGATACAGAAAGGGTTGTTCGTATACTTGGTGTAGAGGGGGCTTCGCAGAATCCACAGGAAGATTTAAGGACAGTTAATGTGCCTGAAGTGAAGGCGGCTATGACAGGTGTGCCTCAGAATGATTTAAAGGTCGGTAAATATGATGTAGTGGCTGATGTTAAAACATGGTCTACAAGAAGGCAGGAGATGTTAGACGGTATGACCAGTATTGCACAGGCTGCGCCTAATATGGCAATGTTCTTACT